CGAGAAAAGCGCTTCCGTAGCCGCTGGTTTCTGGCCTTTGGCCATACAGCTTCGTGCTCCGGTTGCGGGATCACCTTCCAAGGTGTACCGCGTAAAGCGTTCTCTCACTCTCCCTATTGTCGTCGAGGAGACGATTAATGGGGTGACTGTGCCGAAAGTGGCTCGGGTCTTCCGAGCTCACGTCGAGTACACGATTCCTGCTGATGCGACGGAACAGGAACGCAAAAACTTCGCTGAAGTTGATGCTAACCTCTCAGACAACGCCCTATGGCGTTCTGTCGTCGAGGACCTGGAAAATGTGCACGGATGAGCCCTGGACAATTCCTTTAGTCCAGCGGCTCCGCAGGAGGCTTCGCGCCTTCTGCAGGTCCATGCACAACACGGTAAAGGCGTTAGCCTTTTTCGTGTTGCGTCGCTTGCTCTAAACGAGTGGCGTAATCCGTTAAATCCTTTTTATGGATATACCAACCATGAAGAAAAAGCAGAAAAAGAAGTACTGTGACCCTCTTAATATTCCATTAGAGGGTATGACGCACACCAGTGAACTGGGCCTGCAGGTCTATAAGGATTTCCTTAAGACTATTAGGTCCCCTCTCTCTGACTCGATCCTAAAGCTGTTACGCTGCGGTGATTACCAAAGCGTGGTGGGTAGAAAGATTGATCCACGAGACTACGTAGATGCGAAATCTTTCCGTGAGGATTACCAAGCGGTAAAGATGATTTCGAAGTCCAAGGACTTGGACCTCGGGATTGATAGGGCACAAGTTGCTCTTGATTCCTTCTATGAAAGCGAGGAACGCAACCTCAAAACCAATAGGACTTTCGACAGCATCGCTCGACGGGAATGTTTTGAACCGTCGACGCCGGCCGTAATCTTTATGGCACGGTGGAAAATCGCGAAACTGTTAGGAGAGTTCAGTTGGGATGAGGCTAGCAAGTACTTTGCCTGGGGGCCTGGTGCCTCGACTTCTAAGCCGAGGAAGCAGGCAGACGTTTATTATAAATTTGGACATGAAGTCCATGCGTCACCGAACCTCAAACCCCTTGTCCCAGCGCTAAAACGCTGGTACAAACCATGGAACTTTGTTGTTACATATGTTCCGGGGTGCGAGGCCGCCACCGTGTCGAAGGACGCAACCAAAGATCGCTTCATTGCGATTGAGCCAGACCTAAACCTCCTCGTCCAAAAAGGAATTGGCGGGTTGATTAGGAAGGCTCTTAACTCCATTGGTCTACTGCTGAGTGATGCGCAGATACAAAACGCTGTGTTAGCTTGGGAGGGTAGCATGTTTGGAAAACTAGCTACCGTTGACCTTAAAGGTGCATCCAACTGTTTAGCGCTTGCGCTGACTTTTGGTTTGCTACCGGAGGACTGGGTAGAGGCAATTAAGCTCTGCCGAAGCCCGGTCTGCGTCCTACCTGATGGGACTCATCATGAGCTCCAGATGGTGTCTTCGATGGGCAATGGATTCACGTTTGAGTTAGAGACCCTTATATTCTGGGCACTCGTCTCCTCGTGGATCGACCTCATCGGCGACTCGGAACGTCGC